AAGGAGCATGAATCAATTGGTGTTCCAGAATTACTTAGTCCCCATGCATAAATCTGTGCTTGAGTATAGTATTTCTGTAAGTTATACAATACACCGGCATCCTGACTTTCCCCAAATACGACACGCTGATATTTTCTAGTTTTATCTCTAGTACTAGTCTTCCAGTCAACAATGTGGCGATCTTCTACTAGCACAAGGTCTGGTTTACTATGAATCTCACCATAGCCTTCAAGCGTTCCTAAAAAGATCTTCTGCTCAACAACTGCTGAAGCGATCTCTGGTAAGTCTGACTTAGTTATTGCATCTTCCAGAAAACTATGCGTAGCAGTACCAATCTTGGCTCCTAACCAGTACTTAAATGGTGCTTCTGGCATGCCAAGAAGTTTCTTTGCTAGATGGTAATCGCATGGATCAGAAAAATCTGATGCACCAATCTTCTTTTGCTTATCTCTATCTGACTCTTGCTTTAATAGTGATAAAGTCATTTCGAGCATTCTATCGTTTGATATCATTTCTTCTCCTTTGTATCTCTATGTTCTGTAAAATCTATTCCGCCCCAAATACCATGTTTTTCATCATTTAGAACTGCAAAGTCATAGCATAACTTAAGCAACGGACATTCTGAGCAAAGGTATTCACATTGATCTTCTGTAAGCAATCTAGGCCCACCTGTGTCATTTTCAAAGCCAAGATTGTCATAATCAACATAAAAATATGGGTTATTTTTACATGGCCAAACCTTTACCTCTTCCATTGCTTCATGTAATTGACTATATGCAGTTACAGCCTCTTTTTTTATACCAAAATATATTGGTTTTTCACCACCAGATCTATCCATCCGGTAAGCATTGCTAGCCCTAGTCTTCTTCGTCATAATTGCCGTAATCTTCCGCATAATCATCTTTTAGTTTCTCTACTAAAAACATAGCGTAGAAGCCGGCAAAAAGCAATACTGCAACAAAAAATACCACAGTTATTATTGTCAAAAATACATTCATCGTGCACCTTCTAATGCAATAAGCATAAACTCAATTATCTTATCTGCATCTTCAACCTTTTCTACCATTGCAACCATCGCATCAAGCAAGTCTTGATTTGAGATATTGCGCAAGTGCAAAGCATATTCTTCTGGACTGAATGATGGCGGATCTAACCTATTGTCATTCACCCAGGCTAAATAGTTTTCAAGAAACTCTATTTTATTTTGCATCTTTGTTCTCCTCTATTCTTTTAATTTCATCTTCAATATAAAAAATGGCTTTTCGTAGATCTTGTATTGTTGTATCTTTATTCTTTAAGCCAGCTCTCCAGAGGTATTTGAATGCATTACCAATATTGAAGTTCCGGTGTCTAGTTATTTGAATGCACTCAACGCCACTAGGATCGCTAGTGTAGTGCACAGGGTGGTTTACTTCATCTCTGCTCATGTTGAACCTCACAAAACTTGATGGCTTCTTGCTCAGTTGCATAATGTGACCAGCAATTATTCTCAATCTTGTTATCTAATATTTTTACTATAAGCCAGCTAACAATACTAAAAAATATAATAATAATTATTATTGAACCTAATTTATGCTTCATCTCTTACTCCTTTAATAAGGTCAATCAAAACATCACAATAGATTTTTGCATTATTAGTTGTATCCTGTATTTCTTCTAGCAGTTTGATGATGCGTTCACGCTCACGCTCTGCACCTTGAACCCTATAAAGATCTCGCACACTATCTATGTTCTCAAAACGATCTTGGTCAGTCATTATTTTTTACGCACCATTCGCATCTTTTGCCGTAGCAACTGCACTCTGCATCGCCACAAGGATCGCAGAAACATTCGGTGATTTCTACACCATCTTCATCTAAAATCATTTATTTTCTCCTAAAATAAGTTGTGTTTGTTCTTGCTCTATAACTCTTACAAACCTAATTTGACTTCTTGAATAGTTAGTCAAAGGTTCTAGAACTGTTGTTCCATACATTAGATTAGCATTTACTACTATGTTTTGTCCAGCATAAATCGCCGAATGATAAAAGTTTTTTGAACCCTGGTAGGCAAACACAACAATGTCACCCACCTGTGGTATAGAAACTCTTTTACCAATGTGCGCTTGCTTATCTGCAGAATGTGGAAGCTCCAAACCAAACTGCATATAAGTCCACCGCACAAGCCCAGAGCAATCCCAGCCACGAGTGTTAGATCCTGAAAACACATAAGGCGTTCTATCTACACTAGAAACTAAAGTGCGAACAGTTTTTTGCATAAGTTCATAGTTGCGTTTCTCTTTAGTTATCTCTAAAAAATTACTAGGCTTAAAAGTTGCAGTTGGCTTTTTTATGTCCATAGCATTGTTTAACGCTGGTGTTGCACATCCGGTCAAAACAAATGTTGCAACGCTCAAAGATAAAATCATTTTTCTTTTAGACATTATTATCCCTTGCTCCACGAAGTATTCTGCCACCAATTTCAGATAAAAATAGTAACTTAGCATTGTCTACTTCATCTGCAACAGCATCCCTAGTCATAGATCGAGTAATGTTTAATATCCGTTCACGCTCTGCCATCACACCAGCCATAAAGATCTCGCGTTGCCCATCAGTCATATCTGCATAAAGCATCTGCAATTCCTTTTCATTCATCATATATATCTAAAAAATCATTCATATCAAGTCGGTTATAGGTTTGTTGTGCCTGATAAGCATGACTATCACCATCTTCATTTGCATTTTTGCGCAAACTCTGGTTCATAGCCAACTGGTCAACTAAAAGTTTTGATAACTGGCCTTCATCATAGGTATCTTCTGCAATAATCTCATAAGAAACCACAGACCTATTTTGTCCCCGTCTATCTAATCTACCCATCGCCTGCTCATTTAGCAATCGATTATCATCTTTAGATAGCCAGACCATCGTTGAACAGCGCTCCTGCAAGCCATCAGTGCCCTCACCAATAGCCGAAATTACACCTACAATGAACTGTATGTCGCCAGCAATAAAGTCTTCTAGATAGCCATCACGAAACTTTTGTGGAGTAAAACCACTCCATTCCACTGCGGAGAAACCGGCTTTTTGCAATCGACTGGTAACTACTTTAGCGAACTTTTGGCTATGTGTTAGCACAAGCATTGCATCACCATCAGGATGATCCTTGATGATGCTGAACAGTTCATCGATCTTTGAAGACTTACAATCTTCTTCAAAATAAACTACATCTTCATGGTTAATACTTGGCGTACCTAAAGTTATTTGGCGTAATCTTGTGCGTGTATTGATTGGAATTTCAGCAGTCAAAGGATGCTCACCAAGCCACACAAGTAGATCCTTTTCCATCTTGTTGTATATCTTGCGTTGCTCCGTAGATAACTGCACTGTGCGTTCGATAGAAACAAAACTTGGCAAATCTGCATCCATGCCTTCTGGATGAAACTCACAGCACTGCTCACGCTTTAGGTGGCGAATATAGCAAGGGATACTTCTGGCGATGTCGCCCGGACTTCTCTCGCTAACTACAACCTGCCCAGCAAAGTAATCTTCTTTAGTCAAACAGTATGTGGCAACCCAACGCCAAAAAGATCTCCCAGCAACATCCGGATATATCCAGCGCAACACAGACCAAAAACCTTCAATGCGGTTTCCAGCAATCGTGCCAGACATTCCAATGCGTTGCTTGGCTTTTAGCGTTAAGAGCATCTTGGCAGTTTTACTATCCCTATTCGATGCCCGATGTATTTCGTCAAACACAGCAAGGTCTGGAGTGATGCCAACCCAACTCATGCTTCTAAAAAACTCTGGACTAATCAAATACCAGCCAGCAACATTATTCTCCAGTTCAGCCATATGAATATTTCCTTGACGGCTAGAGTTTAAATATTTTACTTCTGCATCTGGTATCTGGCGCATGATAGTTTTATCCCACGCTCTTTTATGTGTTCCTTTAGGTGCGATAACCAACACTGATTTTGCGCCAATATGTTTGGCAACTTCAATTGCAACTAATGTTTTACCGCCACCAACCTGCGTTGCGATAACCCCAGTACCGCCATTGCTGGCAATCTGATCTATATCTCTCTGCTGGTATGGATAAGGCTTAAGCGGTTCTTCCATCGTATTCTTCTAACTTTTCCTGACACTTAGAACAATACACTTCATCATCTTGCCAATAGGCAGGTATGCCACAATGTTCAAATGAAACATCTTTTTCTTCAGTATGAACCCAATTAGTCATTTTTTCCTTTTCAAAATTGTTGTTTTTATGGCAGGCACAAGTGCAAGTCCAAGACTTGTCATACCAATTTATTGTGTGCCGGCACTTATCGTGGGTCTGTGTGTGGCAGAACCCCGAAATATATTGGGGTTCTACCTTTTCCACAGACACTATCTACCCAATGCGTTTAGGATATTATTTAGCAAGTTATTGCGGTAGATTTGTGTTATCACAGCGAGGTCGCCATCAATAAACTCAAGTTCACCAGCATCGCTAACTGATACAAGTGCAGTTCCAGTAAATCCACTGTCGCCAATATCCTTTAGATATATTTGACAACTATTTTCAGATACGACATCGATCTTCAATTTCTCAGCACCAATAATATTGGTATTTACTTCTGATAAAGTCATTCCAAGTATCTCTTGAACAGTCTTATAGTTGCTTGTACCAATTGCTTTACCCAACTGGGTCTTAGGCACACCAACTTGAACTGCATAGCGTAAAGCATTATCGCGTTCATTCTTGATATTTTCTAGCCGGATGCCCAGTTCACGCTTAAGTTCTGCCTCAATATTTGCCTTAGCAATCGTATATGCAAGGTGTTTTTCACGCACAATATCTAGTGCTGACCTTGCGGATGAAGATAGTTTCATTTACTTCACCGACACCAACAAGGTACTATACGACTTACTAATCATATTAGTTAGCATGACAAAGTCTAAAGTCGTTGCTTCAACCTTAATTACTGCTACAAGGTGATATGGATCTTTTTTACTAGACTTCAAATCGATAGACTTAATTTCATAGTCGTCAAACTTAAAACTATCCTCTGCTCCATCAATGTCATATCTAATCTTTTTATCTTTAATGGCATCAATGGCATAGCCAACAGTTTCAGCGTTGCCAGTAATCTTTATATTTTTAATCATTTTATTCTCCAATGTTTGTTTGTAATGAACAGTTTATACACATGTTCAGGTGTTTGTAAATAAGTAAATTAGATATCTACATTATTCATAATGCCACATTCTTCACATTCAACTTCAACTTCATCGCATCCGCTACCAGTGATGGCATCAATATTTTCGTTATACGCTTCACATGAACCGCAGTCAAATGAAACTGTTATTGCTACTTCATCATCCCAAGGTGTTGCAGTTCTCCAGCCATCATAGCCACCACCAATGTCATAACTCATGACTAGACCCCACAATTGTTGCAGGAGCAACTGTGCGAAGCAGATTGATCTTCAGCAGGTGTTTCAACGGCTACTGCTGGCGTATATGTAGTTCTAGTGAATACTGATGAACCATAACTCATGTCATGACCGACAGTTGTCGCTTCGACCTCTACTGATGTCCCAGCGCGCTCACCATTGTCCCAGTCGCGAATACGAAGGCTACCAGTAATAATAACTCGGTCGCCCTTGCTAACGCTAACTGCGGTGTTGATTGCCAACTGCTTGAACGCAGTAATGGTAAACCAATTGGTGCTATCGTTGTCGTCTGTTGATGCTAGACGGAATGATGTAATTGGTAGCCCATCCTGAGTTACAAGATGGCGTGGGGTTGTGGCTACTAAGCCAAAGATAGTAATTTCTGACATAATTTTTCTCCTTATTTATTGTCGTATTATAATTCTATACTAAAAGTTGCATTTATGCAAATCTAGTTCTCGAAGTTCCAAGTTAGTCCATCGAGTAGTTCGGCAAAATCATTATCATTCACAACTGCATCCTTGAATGCTTGTGAACAATCAGACATGTGCCAGTCAATCTCATAGCCATCAAAATCTGAATGATACAGTTTGATAACTACAAGTTCCGGTGAAGTAGCATCTGGTGCAGTCCACTCAAAGCGAACTACCCTAGACCATGCCAAAGTTTCTTCTACACAATGCTTTATAGCAATTTGATCTTTATTCATTTGTTTCTCCCTGCTTGGCTTCCACCATCTGATTTAGCATCACGCACACTTTTGCAAGTGTGTCAATAACATGCTGATTTGTTTTGATTTCACCATCGCTGGTTGCCTTACGCCATCCACCAAACTTCTCATCATAGATAGTGTCCACGCCATCGATCTCTGCGCTGACGCTAAACATTCCGGTGTGCAAGTTGTAGCGTACGACTGTGTTGATGTCAAACGCATACTGCTTACCTAGCATCTTTTGGAATGCTGGGTGTTTTGCTTTTGACTCAGCAATCTTCTCTGCTTTAGATTTACTCATTGTAAGTCCCTTCTTTGTAATCTTGGATAACGAGTTCCAGCAACTCGTCAATAAAGTTCTCTGCTCTGCCAACAATGTCGCCAGCAATCGCTTCCCACTGGCTATCGGTGATAGTATCACCTGTCCAGTTTTCAAACTGTTCTTTTGTAATCTCTTGTATCTTTGCTACTGCTTTTTTACTCATTGTTATTCTCCTTAGTTGTTGCACTGAACTCCCATTGAGCATCAGTTTCAAATGGTTCAAAATCGTCTGAAATCCAGTCGTCAAGTTCTGCGTAAGCACTCAGTTCATCGACTGCATCCACCTCGACTTCATACCAGTGTGTGCGGACTGCTTGAATAATATATTTAGTCATTTGTAATCTCCTTTATTGTCCATGGATCAATATCCTCATTGCGCTTAATAAACACAATCTCTGCGCCAGCATAATCGCTGACTTTAGTTTTACGGTTCATGAAAGCCTTAGCGCTCTCAAGGTCTTCGGCATCAAAGATTATTTCATACTTCTCTGTCTGCCACATTGTTATTGCATACTTAGCCATTTATATCTCCATAACATTCAGTGCAACCATGACCCTCTACGAGTTCGTAAAGATCTTTATCTTCATCAAGCATCCAACTAACCGCTTCTGGGTAAGTGGATACTATAATTCTGTCCACAAATCGACCAGAGCCAAATGATGTGTCCTCATAACACCATACACATTTATCGCCAATATCCAAAATCATGCTATCTCCCTTATTGTTGTGAACTCAAATTCATCATTATTTGCATCAAAAGATCTTTGGAACTCTGCCATATCTGCGAAGTAAAAAAACACACGCTCGTCAAAAGTTTCATCATCATGCATCTGCTGATAAGTCTGACTATCGTTTATAACAACAACTAAGGCATTTTCATTCCCAGAATTGTCATTCTTCCAAACATAATCTATTGAAGTAATATATTCATTCATAATTATTCTCCTAAAATCGGTGAAGCATCAAACTCAATTTCAACTGCATTCAAAAAGTTCTTTACCGCTTCACCATAACCTAAAACAAATTCTAGGTTCTTAGGATCAACAGTAGACACAAAGTTATCTGCATCAGTACCTACACCAGTAATCAGCACATTACCGCGAACCACATCAATCTGGTTTTGGTAAATAGTTCTGATAATCATTGTGGCAATCGGGTTAGCCGGTAGCGTGTGATAGTTTGCATCATCCTTACTGCTCCAAATAACTTCCGGAATGTTAGTTAGATACACTTCCCAAGGCTCTGGAGCAACCACAAAGGACTTAATAAAGTCATGTGCAACAGTAGCCGGTCTAGGTAAACCAACCTGCATAACCTGCCCTTTAGTCGTAATGGCAATAGCCTGTTTAATAGTTTGTTCAGTCATTTCGTTCTCCAATCGTGTGATTAATAATTAGTACAAAGATCAATACGCCCATCATCCATCCGATGGTTGTCGCTTGTCCTGCAAGTTCATGGAACATCTCAAAGTTATCGACATTCTGCGACATCTGAAACACTGTAAAAAACCAGTGTCCAGACATTAACAACAGCATGCCGGCAAGTACTAACCTAAACATTAGGCAACTCCCAGTCATTAGTTAGCGCAACAATCTCCAAATACTTTTTTTGAATGTCTGCAAGCAAACTCTCAACATACTTGGCTTCTAGCACCATAGCACCGGTGTGCCCCTCTGGAAGTGAACGCCCAGTACCAAACCATTCTGCAAGGTTGCTAGCCATCATCTCGATGTCCAGTTCGCGGTCAACAATCTCAACGGCAACTTTATCTGATAAATTACGCATTGCCGACCACCCCTTGAGTACGCTCTAGGTTTGACTTGATGATGTCAAGCAAGGTATGAACACTAACGCCATTGCTAACTGCATGCGCTGGATTAATAGCCATCTGGTCAATCTGTTCAAGCGCAAAGATCAATGAGTTCCACTCACCCATACGCATCACCAGAGGTTTGTGCTCTGCGCGCTTCATGTTGTTTTCCCTTGCGCGTTCTTTTGAAATAGCCAGCGCGACCATCTGCTCAACTTCTGCGTTGATAAAGTCAGCAATCACATTATCGAAGTCGCTAGGTTCAGACTGCTTGCCTAATAGTTCCAGCATCTCATTAGGTTCAATGTCTGATGTTGTTGTGCCTACAACTTGGTAAGCCTGAGTTTGGTCGTCAAAGCCGACAACTGTGTATAGGGTATTTTTCATTTGAGTATCTCCTTGTTGTTGTGTTGTTTGTGTAAAACCTTGAATAGTGAAGTTCATGTCTGCATCTAAGCGAACCTCAAATGGTGCAATTCCGCTACCTAAGTCGCAAGCACTACATTCACTAGATGAACTAACGCCATCCTCATAAGGTGTGTCAGCGTGGCAGGTAGAGCATTGGTAGATGCAGAACTGGCATGTTTCTTGATGGTCCTCGTGGACTGGGCTCACACCACAGTAAACGCATGTTGGGTTCATAATTCTCTCCTTTTGTTGCATCGAATATGGGCGACCATATTCAATGAATTGTTATGTTTTGTATTATTTTATGTTGTAATAAATATAATACACTATTTTGGTTTATTATTCCCAATAATACAAAATGTTGGGAAAAAAGTTATTGTTTTGTTATTTAGTTGTTTTTTGGTGATTTTTGCTCATTGAATATGGTTAGGAATTTGCAAAAACCTTACCATATCCAATGAAATCGATGAAGATCTTAGTACATACTATCTATATACATTATATATTATTATAATATTTATATAAATAATGTGGAGATGGGGCTAATCCCAAAAATCTAAATCAGTCTGGTCTGGAAAACTAGAGTAATCTCTACGACCACGAATAGCCGGCAAATAGCCCATCTCCACCAAATCATCGTAAGAACCCATGAACTGACCATCAAGGTCAAAATACTCACCGAACTCATTTACACGATAATTCTCTACCGGTGGAAACCCATCGACAAGACTTGGAGTATCGCCATCATAGTCCTCGTCATACCAGTCAGCAGGGATAAATACATCGCCTAAATCTGATGCAATATAACTACCACGAGCAGATGGAACTGCGCATGCTTCACCACTAGCAGACTTATTGCCAGAAGTAAGGTTGCGGTAGTAAGCACTTGAATAGTCGAACTTCTCTGCATACTCAGTATTCTGTGCAGGCAATGCTTCTACTTGGTCAAGACGACCGCCACGAACAGTAATGAGAGTACGCTCTGGAACATTCTCTAGGTAGATAGGCTTCTGCCCAATAGCCTTGAGTGCAGATACTAGAATGCGCTCTGTCGAAGCAAATACGAATGAACCATCTTTGAGTTGAGCAACACACAGCGGACTGTGAGAGATACGAGCAACCTTGAGGGTCATGCGCTCTGCTTCATCAAGCCATGCAACGCTAGCATCACCATCGAGCATCTCTAACTTAGAAAGATCGTTTGGATACTGGGATAGCAGGGCAGGTATAACAGAACTATCTACCTCTGGCAGTTTGGCATCAATGTATGAGCGAACTGTATTGTGGTTATAGATAACACCGTTGTGCACTAGGGCAATCTGGCTATCAGGAGATAGAACAGGGTGATTATTAGCCATAACCTTGATAGATCCATGAGTAGCGTAGCGAGTGTGCAGAACAGCCACACCTGCATTCTTAGGCATAGTCTTGAGATTAAGACGAGCACCGGCTACATTGTTTTTGAATAAGCC